TCACAAGCTATCCACCCTCCGAAAAGCCCAATACGCTACCGATATTTTCACTACAGAGGGTGAAGCTAGGGCGCGTAGTATGGATATGGGGCTTGAGGGTGTTATCCATGTGTCTGAATACGATGGACAGGCGGTATATATGCCCGCTGAGAGCCATGAGGATTACTTAGGCTACTACCGTGGCGAAGGTGAGCAAGAAGACCCCTCAGTGGACCGTTTAGAGGCTCTCAGGGCTATTGTACAAGAAGTGCTAAAGTCTGACTTCTCTAAGGCTGATTACCAAGGCGAGAAAGTAACCCTTAACAAACCTAGACGCACTAAAGACGGTAATAAGAAGTTTGAAGTGTTCGTTCAAGATGGTGAAAAAGTTAAGAGAGTAACCTTCGGCGACCCTAATATGGAAATCCGTAGGGATGACGCCAAAGCTAGGGCAAACTTTAGGGCTAGGCACTCATGTGATACCAAGAATGATAAGACCTCAGCAGGTTATTGGTCCTGTCGTATGTGGGAAGCTGATACTAGCGTAAGTGATATGACTAAATCTAATTCTGATGCAGTAAAGATACTCAAGATTGATGAAGAGCAGCGTATTATTTATGGCTGGGCTTCGGTGACTACCTACAAAGGCGAACTCATTGTTGACCTTCAGGGTGATGTTATCAAAACAGAAACGCTACACAAAGCATTTAATGAGTTTATGAAGGGTGTGAGGGTCGGAAAGATCAACCACTCAGGAGAGCAGGTAGGGCAGATCGTCCACTCTTTCCCCATGAGCAAGGATATTTGTGAAGCACTTGGAATCCAGTCTGACAAGGAGGGCGTTATCTCAGGTTTCCACGTAACAGATGATGACCTCTGGAATAAAGTCAAGTCTGGTGAATATGCGGAGTTCTCCATCGGTGGACGCGCACAGAAAGAGGAGTTCTAATGCCTACAGAACTTATTAACCTAGAACTGGACGAGTTGAGTTTGGTTCCTAAGGGGGCCAACCCAATGGCGAAGGCTCCGATTTTCAAAGCTCTTAATGGAGAGAACATGGCAGATGACGTAAACAAAATGTCCGAAGAAATGGACAAGAAGATTAAAGACTACATGAAAGCTAATGGTTGTGATCGTAAGACCGCAATGGATGCTATGATGAAGTCTTTTGATACAGTGGCAGAACTTGAGGCAGAGAATGAACGCCTCCGCAAGTCTCTCACGGATGAAGGCTACGAGATCGAAGCTGACAAGATTACAAAGGCTGCTCCGGTGGAGTTTGTTGAGTATGACGGGGAGAAGATCAATAAAGCAGACATTCCAGCACCAATCCTTAAAGCACTTGAAACTGCTGAGATTGAGAAAGCTGATAACGCACTTACCAAACGTGCAGAAGATACCCTCCCCCACTTTGAGATTTCTGTAGCTAAGAAACTCCTGTCTGCTGTCGAAAAGATGGACGATACGGATATTCTTATTGCTGCTCTTGAAGCTGCTGACCAAGCGTTTGCAGACAAGATGGAAGAGTTCGGTAAGTCTTCTAACACAGGTGAGTTCGCAACACCAAAAGATGAGCTTGACGCGATGGTTAAAGCTTACAAAGAAGAGCATAAAGTGGATTTCCACAAAGCTTATGCTGAAGTGGCTAAGACCGAAGCTGGTAAAGCCCTGATTAACAAATCCTACAAAGACAAGGAATAATATAATGGCTGTAATGCAATCGCGCGACAACCGCACTTTCGAAGCTGGCGGCGATCTGTCGGCTGGTCAATTCAAATTCGTAGCTCTCGCTGCTGACGGTCAGGTTGACGTAGTTGCCTCCGCTGGTGGTAATGCTATCGGTGTTCTGCTGAACAACCCTGCTGCTGCTGGCCGCGCTGCTACAGTCTGCGTTTCTGGTTCGGTTATGATTACCTGTGGTGGAACTGTCGCTGCTGGTGCTTCCCTTCAATCAGACGCTAGTGGTGATGCAATTACCGCTGCTACTGGTGACGTTGTTCTCGGCTACGCTCGTGAAGCGGGTGTTGATGGTCAGATCATCGAAATGGAATTCATCACTGGTGGCAACGTAGTCCCCGTCTAATAACGCATAAGGAATAACTAATATGCCTCTTTTGACTCCTAGTGCTGTTCATATCGACCAGCCACTTACCAACCTGACTATCGCTTTTAATCAGGAACCTTCCAACTTCATTGCAGACCAAGTGTTTCCTGTAGTTTCGGTTTCTAAGCAGTCAGACAAATACTACGTCTACAACAAGGACGATTCAAACCGTTCAGGTAACGTGAAGAAACTCGCACCTCGTACAGAAGTTGAGCGGATTGGCCTGTCGGTCTCCAGTGATGCTTATTACGCAGATGTGTATGGCCTTGGTGCTGACTTCTCTGAGCAAGACCTCGCTAACGAAGATACTGCACTTGAGATTCGCTCTCAGCAAGCCTTCGACATTATGAACCAGCTTCGTATTCACCGTGAGGAGCAGTTCGCAAGCACGTTCTTCACCACAGGTGTTTGGGGAACTGAGTATACTGGTACTGCTGCTAGCACTTCTGGTAACGATGTTATTCAGTGGTCTGACTACACCAACTCTACTCCTATTGTGAATGTTACTACAGCCCGCCGTACAGCCTTCCTTAAAGGGGGTGGCTTCGACATGAACACGATGGTTGTTGATGTGGAGACACGCGATATTCTGGTCAACCACCCGGATATTCTGTCCCGCCTTAACGGTGGCGCGACAATCACGAATACAGCACTGGTTACTAATGCCAAGCTGGCGGAAATCTTCGAGGTGGAAAACTTCTTCGTTATGAAGGCTATCCGCAACACTGCTGCTGAAGGCCTCACAGCCTCCAACGGGTTTATTAGCTCTAAGAAAGCTCTGCTGGTTCACGGCCCTAAGCGGGCTGGCCTTCGTACCCCTGCTGCTGGCCTTACAATGGCTTGGGACTCTATCCCCGGTGTTTCCGGTCTGGGTATCACAGTTGAGACCTTCTCTGACGATGCACTGAAGCGTCAACAGATTGCTGAGATGATCCAAGTGAAAATGTCCTATGATATGAAAGTCACTGGCGCTGACCTTGGCGTGTTCTTCAACACAATTGTTGCCTAACTAGACTACTTAGGGGGATGGCATTAGTTGTCCCCCTTACCTAACACAAGCAGCTAAGGCTGCCAATAAAAATAGAACTTTATAGCATCTCACATACGAGAAAGTCACAATATGAAAAACAATACAGACATGCACCCCGTATACCTTGGTTGGCAAGTAGATTGGCCACTGTTCGTTAAAATCCCATTCTCAAGCGGTGGTAAGAACTGGACCAAGGGTGAAGAATTTAAGTGGGCTGAACTTGGCGTAGAGCAGGATCGTGTAGCTAAACTATACTCCATTTCCTACGTACATCACAACCCAGCCCTAGAGAAGCAGAATAAAGTAGGTGATCGTCTCCATGAGATGAATGAGGACCAGCTAAAGAAGTTGGTGAACCTCCTTAATGCAGAGCTAAAGTCTCGCACTGTTTCCACAAGAGATTATAATGAGAAGCGTTGTAGGCAGTCTCGTATTGCTGACAAACAACGGGGTCTCATCCGAAGGTTCCTCTACTCTAATAAGTGGTGTGAGGAAGTATATTACGACATTCGGGATAACATTCTCGGAGAATAACAGGTTAGGACGCCCTATATGGCATTTACATACGATGACACTGATCTGGACACTACCACAGCTTCAGGGCGTCTTAACTCTACACGCTTACTTGTGGGGGATACCAACTCAGCAGAAGCACAGATGCAAGACGCTGAAGTTAATTTCTCCTTAGCACAGAACAGTGACAACATTTATCTAGCTGCTGCTTGGCTTGCTCGTGTAATCTCTATGAAGTATGCACGAGAAGTTGATATTGACCTAGACGGTATGTTGTCTGTTAGTTACTCACAACTCAGTAAGCAGTATAGTGATCTAGCAGATGATCTAGAGTTCCAAGCTAAGACAAGCGGTGCATCTTTAGGTGTAGCTGCTGGCGGAATTACCAAAACTAATATCAGTTCTGCTAGAGCGAATACCAACAGAGTTCAACCCGCTTTCCGAAGGGACCAATTCTGGAACCCTCCCGGCTACGACAACAACGAACTTGATTATGATGAGTAGGTAGCACATGCCAGCACTGACAGCTAATCGACTGCTTAAAGTGGTAGAGAGGTATGGACAAGAGTCTACCTTGGTTAAACCTACTTTCAGTTCCTACAATCCTGCTACAGCCAGTGTCACAGCAAGTTCTACCAATAGTTATACAGTAAAAGCTTACTTCGCTGCTTACAACCTGAGTGAGTTAGACAACGACAATATCCTTCTTGGTGATCGTAAGGTTCTTTTCCCTCATGTAGACGTTGACGGTAATACCCTCCCAGAGCCTGATACTGATGATACTATTTCTGGTGTAGGGGATACAGTTCGTATTGTTAGCATTAGAAAAATTTACTCTGGAGAGAGTTTGGTTTGTTACATTTGTCAGGCTAGGGAATAGTATGGCAACACAGGTAACAATAAGCAGAAGCTTTCAGGATAAAATGACTAAGCTGGAAGAGTTGGTTGGTGACAAGGTTGAAGATAAGATCACTAGCTTGGGCTTATACGCAGTAGAAATCTCCCCTGTTGATACTGGTGCCTTTGTAGAGTCTTGGTCTTTACGTCCTGTAGGCTCAGGTGGTGGTCGAAGTATGCAAAGCACAGGTAAACCCCGTAAGGATAACGCAAGTGCTAAAGCAGACGCTAGGCAAAACATCCTTACTGACGCAGCTTCCTACAAGAAGCAGATTGTAAAGCAGGGCGGGGCAGTATTAGCTAACAGGTCTCCTCACGCTAAAGACGTTGACGCTAGATACCAAACTGTTGGTAGGGTTAGAGATAGGTTTAGATAATGGCTTCAATATACCCAGAGATTAGAGCAACATTCGAGACTGCCCTTGCTGCAATAACAGGCATTCCTAGTATCGCTTGGGAAAACGTATCCTTCTCACCCACTACAGGCCAACCTTACATTAAATGCCGTATGGTTCCCACTATTAGAGAGCCTGCTGTAAGGGGTCTTAATCCACAAATTTACTACCAAGGGTATTACCTAATTGAGTGCTTCGTACCAGAAGGTTTAGGCCCAAGTGCTGCTGACGATCTAGCAGACAAAATCATAGACGCTTTTGAAGTCACAACTGATATAAGCCTCAGCGGAACTAACATCCACATTCGTTATGCAGAGAGAGACTTAGGTGTTCCTGAAGGTTCACACTTTATGGTCCCTGTTCGTATCGGGTATCAAATATACAACTAATGGAGAACCCTAATGGCATTTGCCCAGAATAGCCGTAGCGGCCTTAGCTACATTGTAGAGAGCACCTTTGGCACAACGCCTGCTGGTAACTTTACGTCCCTCCCCTTTAACACTCACAGCCTCAACCTGACAAAAGACCGGGTAGCAGGTAATGAGATTCAACCTGACCGTATGCTTCGGGTTGACCGCCACGGTAACAGACAGTCTTCGGGTGACATTGTTGTTGACCTTCGGGATGGTGACTTTGACGATTTCCTTGAGAGTGCAATGTTTAATGTGTGGGACGCTTCTCCGGTAGCCTCGCCTGACGTTATTAAAGTAGGGACTACACCCAAGTATTTCTCTATCGAAGATGCAGCTAACGATATTTCTCAGTTCCGCCTATTCACAGGACAAGCTGTAAGTTCTATGGCAGTCTCCCTTGCACCTAACCAGATGGTTACTACAACCTTCTCTATGGTCGGTAAGGACATGACAGTCTCAGGCACAGGCAAGACTATTGATGCAGCTTCTAGCAACCAGCCTTTCGACTCTTATTCTGGAGACTTGAGCATTGGTAACGTAGCAAGCGCATCCGCTTCAGCTATTGTTACTAGCCTTGACTTTACTCTGGACAACGCCTTGTCGCCCACCTTTGTTATTGGTGATGATTCTACGCCCCAGCTTGAATACGGTATGGCTTCTGTTGAAGGCACACTTACAGCGTATTTTGAAGATGCAGCACTCCTTAACAGGTTTATCAACGAAGTTGAGAGTGAGCTTATCGTTAGTGTTAATGACCCTACAGGGGCTAACCAATATACGTTCTCATTCCCTCGTATCAAGATCAATGGTGCAGATGTTCCTGTAGATGGTGGCACTGGTAGCCGCATTATCTCGCTCCCGTTTGTGGCCCTGTATGATACCACGGAAGGTACAAACTTTATGATTAACCGCCCTGATACCACATAAGATTCTCTAATCCCCACTTAGGGGCTAGGCTAGGGTTCTTATGTCGGGTGAGGCCCTAGCCGATTAAACCAACCCGACAGTAAAAACAACTAAAGGAATTCCCGACATGGACCTTATGAACCTCGTCCCTACTACAGATACTATTGTAGTTACACTTAAACACCCGTCAACTTTTGAAACGCTCAAGAATGACGATGATACAGATATGACTATTGAGGTGTATGCACCACACTCGAAAGAGTATCGGGCTGCTGTACACCAACAGACTAACATTCGCCTTAAGCAGATGCAGGCAAAAGGCAACCGAAATACAAACATTATCACTGCGGAAGAACTTGATGTAGCTAGTGTAAAGATGCTTGCTAAAACAACGAAAGATTGGAACATCACATTCGGTGGTGAGCAACCTGACTTTACGGAAGAGGTTGCTAAGAGTATTTACGAGACAGTGTTCTGGGTTCGTGAGCAGATCGAAGAGGCTATTGCTGATAGTGAGGTTTTTACTCAAGCCTAGCTTCTGACTTGCTAGAGTGGGCTGACCACCAGTTTACACTAAACAGACCAGATGCTAATGGTGTTCCCAAGAGAGAGCACTTAGAACAAGTAGAAAGGCAGACCGGACGTAACTTAAAAGAATTAGAACCCCCGACAGAGTTCCCTTCTTTGCTAGTTAATGTTTGGTCTGCCTTTTGTAATTTAGGCAATGCCAGAAGTCAAGGCTTCAGTGGTCCTAACCCAATAGGTTACGGCGACATAAAAGATTATATAGAACTAACTGACGAACAGTTATCCCCACGAGAGGTAAGCCTCATTAGGGAATTGGACGTGGTTTACATGAGGGCTGCAAATGGCTGATATTAGTATTATCGTTGATGTTAAGGAGAAAGGTGTTACCCAAGCGGTAAAGAACACTAAAACTCTTGAGAACAACGTCAAGCTGCTGTCCAAGTCTATGCAGTCCCAATCCCTATCTCAGAGGCAGTATTACAACGGTCTATCCCAACTAGCCAAAGAATACGGTAAGTCTGAAAAGGAACTGCGTAAATACGCCACTGGGGTTAGAAAACTTGAGGCAGAGTCCAAGAAGGCTAAGGCTGCTGCTAAAGCTGAGGCAGATGCAGTAAAAGAGTATGCTCGTGCTCGTAGGCAGGCTACAGAAGAAGATAAACGTAGGGATGCTGTTATAAAGTCCAACATTGCTGCTCTCAATCAACAGCGTGTAGCTTATCAAACTAACACAAAAGAATTGACCCGTATTCGTATGGCTACCGATTCTGTATTTGCTGCTGAACAGAAACTACTTAACCTAAAGAAATTACTCCGGGCAGAAGTTGCTAATGGCAACATGACAATGCGTGAGGCTGCTAAGGTCCAAATGGATTATAAGCAAAGTCTCGTTACCTCTGCCGAAGGTATGCGGGTCGTAGGCAAGAGGGCCAACCGTGCGGGTGTTCTCGCCCAACAAGCGGGCTACCAGTTCGGTGACTTTGCAGTTCAGGTGCAGTCTGGTGCTAACCCAATGATGGCCTTTGGTCAACAGGCTACCCAGCTTATTGGTACTTTCTCTATGCTTGCTAAGAGCACAAAGGCTATTATGGCTTTCTCTGCCCTTGGTGTTATCGTCCCTGTTGCTACCGCTATTGCTGGTGCTTTTATGCGGGTAAGAGAAGAAGCAAGGGATGCTGCTGGGGCTGTTGATCTAGTCAAAGACGCAGTAAAAGAATTAGACGAAAACATTCCACAACTAGCTGCTCAACTGACAGCACTACAGCTTGGCTTTGGGTCTGTTGAAGAAGCTGCCAGAACGATGCTCTTGGCTGACTACACAAAACAGATTATTGAACTAGAAAACACACTTTCTAATCTTGGCCCCCGAAGTACGCCCGGTGGTCGTGCTGGTGGTGGTGTTGACCCAAGGGTAGCTGCCGCTGAGAGAGAACTTAAAGCATTAAAAGAACTTGTTGCAGAACAAGAGAAGGCTATTGCTCAGGACAAATTACGGCAAGCCTCCGCTAAAGCAGCAGCAGACCTTGTGGGGGATCAACCCCAAGAAGCTGAGAATGTTGCATCTGCAACAAGAAAGGCTGCGACAGAAGCCTTCAACATGGCGGACGCTATCGGTGAAGCAGCAACTAACATGCTCCGTATGGCAGGGATTAACGTATCTTCTGGTGTAGATACAGCAGCAGTAGCGGCAAGAGAACTCGCTAAAGGGATGTTCGATTCTGTAGACGCTGCTCTAGCTATGATTAACATCGCCAATGGTATGAAGCAACAGTCTGGCCCTCGTCGTGAAGGCTCAAGGACTATACAACAAACAACCTCAAATGTTTCTGGGAGTCTAGGAGAAGCTTACCGTAGGTCTCTTAAGATTGGTGAGTTTGCCCCTTCCGGTGGAGGAGGTGGTTCAAGAGAACCAGAAGAGTCTGCCTTGGAGAAGCTGCAAAAAGAGTTGGACCTTATGGAAGAACTCTACGGCAAGTCTGAGGAATACCTTTTCGTCAGGAACAAACTTGGGGATAGTTACGACACTGTAGGTCAAAAGGCTATCGACAGTCTTGAGGCTCAGTATGCAGCTATCCAGCAGGTTAAAGAGGCTGACGAACAGAGGGCAGCACTTGCTAATAGTATCGCTACCACAATGGGTGATGGCCTAACCTCTATCGTAGATGGAACCAAGTCAGTTAAAGACGCCTTCAAGGATATGGCTAGTGCTGTGATTAAGCAGCTTTGGGACGTATACGTTGTGCAAAAGATCGTAGGCGAAGCTGGTGTTGGGGGTAGCGGTGGCTCTGGCTTAGGTGGGCTTATCGGTAAAATCTTTGGCAGCTTCGATGGTGGTGGCTACACAGGCTCAGGCCCACGCTCCGGTGGTATGGATGGTAAAGGTGGCTTCATGGCTATGTTGCACCCCCAAGAGACCGTTGTTGACCACACTAAAGGTCAGTCTACAGGAGGTGGTAACGTAACCATCCACCAAAACTTCAACTTTAGTGCTAACGGGGATGAGAGCGTTAAGAGGATTATTGCTCAAGAGGCTCCACAGATTGCTAAGATGACTAAATCTTCAATATTAAGTGATCGTCGGCGTGGTGGTCAAACTAAATCAGTGTTTGGATAATAAATGGCTATCACATACCCCTTGTCCACACCAACCTCTATAGGTATTGAGAGTATTGAGATTAGGGCTGTTAATGCAGTGTCTACATCCCAGTCTCCATTTACCTACCAACAACAGGTCATATCGCATAGGGGTCAGAGGTGGGAAGCATCAGTTACCATACCCCCTATTCACCGTGATTTAGCTGCTCCTTGGAAGGCTATGCTTCTAGCACTTAAAGGTCAACAGGGTAGTTTCTTACTTGGCGATCCTGATTATGCTACACCCCAAGGGACTGTTAGTTCTTGTGCGCTTAGTGGCACTGCTGG